CCGGTCGCTTCGGCCACCACGTCGAGCCTTCGGTCGGCAAGGGCGCTGCGAATCTCTTTTAGTGTCAGCATCTTACATGTCTCCTGTCGTTTTTTTAACGACTCAGTGTTGACAACATAGCGCGACGAAGCTAGAACGTCAACATCGCCCAAACGGAATCACCCGACCGAGGCGATGAGGAACGAAACGATGATTCTCGAAGCCGCCCCCGCCGAACTCTTCACGCTGAAGTTCTCGCCCTTCCGCCTCATCGACGCCAGCGGCGAGGCCGTCGGCTACGCCACCTGGGAACAGGTCGGCGAATCCCTCGCGGCCACCCCCGAGGGCTGGATCGAGGTCGACGGCGAGCTCGACTGCTACGTCGAGGGCAACGAGAACGAGATGCGCGCTGCTTACGAGGCGTGGCTGAACTCCTGAAAATCGGCACCGCCCATGAGGGAGAGCGGGGCTCAATGCCCCGCCGGTGCACCCCGTCAACCGGATTCCCCGACCGACGGAGAAAGCAGAAAAGGCCAAATGGCAATCTCAATCAAACGCACCTCTCGCGCCGCGGGCGCGGTGAAGGTGCTCGTGTACGGCGCCGCGGGCGCTGGCAAAACGTCGCTCATTCGCACGCTGCCGAAGCCCATCGTGCTCTCGGCGGAAGGCGGGCTCCTGAGCCTCGCCGACGACGAGGTGCCCTACATCACGATCAGCACCATCGCGGAGCTCCACGAGGCTTACTCGTGGCTCGTCGGGTCAGACGAGGCCCGCGGCTTCGAGAGCGTCGCGATCGACTCGCTCTCTGAAATCGCCGAGGTCATCCTCACGACGGAGAAGCGCACGGCGAAAGACCCGCGCCAAGCCTACGGCGCCATGCAGGACCAGCTCGCCGAGCTCGTGCGCGCCTTTCGCGACGTGCCGACGCATCACGTCTACGTCACGGCAAAGCTCGACAAGACGACGGACGAACTCGGGAAGATCACATACGCGCCAGGGATGCCTGGGAACAAGACGGGGCAAGCCTTGCCGTACTTCTTCGACGAGGTGCTCGCCTTGCGCGTCGAGCGTGACGCGGAAGGCAACGCAGTGCGCGGCCTCCAGTGTGCGCCCGACGGCGCATGGCTCGCGAAGGACCGTTCGGGCAAGCTCGAGACGTGGGAGTCGCCGGACCTCGGCGCGGTCATTCGCAAGATCGGCGGTGCGTCGTGAGCCAAGAGCTCGACGAACTCTCCGCCCAGTGGTGCGACGCGAAGGCCGACGAGGCGATCGCGGTCGCTCGTCGACGGACGATCGAAGACCGCCTCGTGGAGCTGCTCGCGCTCGAGGAAGGCAAGGAAGGCACGACGAACGCGAAAACCGAGCAAGGCTTCAGCATCAAGGTCGTTGGCCGCATGAACCGCAAGGTCGACGCCGACAAGTTGCAGGAACTCGCCGCCGAGCACGGCCTCTCCGAGCACCTCGGCTCGCTCTTTCGCTGGTCCGCCGACATCAACGCCGCAGCCTGGAAGAGCGCAGCGCCGACCATCACCGCGCCGCTCCTCGGCGCCATCACCACGACGCCGGGTCGCCCGTCGTTCGCAATCACTGCCCCCATCAAGAAAGACTGAAGACCATGCAATTCGATTTTAACCCGTCCGACGTTCCCGCAACCGAGAAGAGCTTCGAGGTCCTCGCGCCCGGCTGGTACACGGCCAGCATCACCGGCGCCGAGGTCAAGCAGACCAAGAGCGGAACGGGGCAGTATCTCCGCGTGGAGTACACCATCTCGGGGCCGAGCGGCGCGGGCCGCAAGGTGTGGTCGAACTATAACGTCAGGAACGAGAACCCGAAGGCTGAATCCATCGGGCGCGAGCAGCTCGCGGAACTCTGCCGCTGCGTTGGCCTCGCCCGCGTCAACGACACCGACCAGCTCCTCGGAGCGAACGTCAGCGTGAAGCTCAAGGTGCGCGAGGCCTCGGGCGGCTACGAGGCGCAGAACGAGGTGCAGGGGCACAAGAGCCTCGAGGGCTCGGCGACGCCGGCTCCCGCTGCTGCGAAGGGCGCACCGGCGAAGGCCGGGCCGAAGCCCCCGTGGGCGAAGTGACCCGCGCGTAGCGCGCACGCAAAGAAGTGAGGGCCGCCGCCGGAAGGCGTTCGTCGGCGGTCCTCGCTGTTCCACTTAGCACGAGAAGGCAGACATGAAGACGATACGATGCGACCTGTGTCGCGCAAAAGTTGATGCGCAAGAGGCTTACGTTTCGTGGTGGTTCAACACCGAGACGCGGAAGACGCGGTGCGTGTGGATTACATGCCATCCGAGCGTTTGTCGACGCGCGCAAATGCTTGAGAACACGACCGAAGGAACGCTGCTGATGGACAACGCCGCGCCGGTGATCGCGGCGCGATTCGATGCGTGGGCGGTGGATTACGCAATCGAGCCGAAGGTGATTGCGTCGGCTGCCGTACGCCTTTCGACGCTGATTGCGGAGAAGCACCCATGAAGATCCCCGAACCCCAGAACACCATCACCGCGCTCATCGACGCGGCGCACGAAGCGAAACGCGCGTCGCACAAGGAGTGCTTTCGCCCGCACATGGGCGCGTCGACGCTCGGCGAGAAGTGCGAGCGTAAGCTCTGGCTCAGCTTCAGGTGGGCCGTGCGCGAGCAGTTTCCCGGTCGCATCCTGCGCGTCTTCCGTCGCGGGCACCGCGAGGAGGAGACGGTCGTCGAAGACCTGCGCGCGATCGGAATGAAGGTGCGCGCGACGGGCGCTGACCAGACGCGCGTGGAGTTCGGCTCGCACGTCTCGGGAAGCATCGACGGCATCATCACCGCAGGCGTGCCGGAGGCCCCGAAGGCTGCGCACGTCCTCGAAATCAAGACGCACTCGAAGAAGTCGTGGGAGGCGGTCGAGAAGGATGGCGTCGAGAAGTCGCAGCCGAAGCACTTCACGCAAATGCAAATCTACATGCGCGGCACCGGCGTCGACCGCGCCCTGTACATTGCAGTCTGCAAGGACGACGATCGTATCTACACCGAGCGCGTGAAGCTCGACCGCGAGCACGCCGAGCGCGCCATTGAGCGCGGGCAGCGCATCGCCATCGCCGACGAGATGCCGCCGCCGATCTCGACTGACCCGACTTGGTACGAATGCAAGTGGTGCTCGGCGCACGATCTCTGCCACGGCTCTCGCGTAACGAAGGAAGTGAACTGTCGAACCTGCGCGCACTCGACCGCCACGCCGGAGTCGACGTGGACGTGCGCAAAGCATGGCGACAACGTGATGCCCACCGACTGGATGCGCGAGGCGCACGAGTGCCATGCGCTGCACTTTGACCTTGTGCCTTGGCTCATGGCCTACATGAACGACAACGGGTCGCCCGTCTTCATCATTGACGGCGCCGAGGTCGTCAACGGCCCCGGCGGCTTCAGCTCGGCAGAGATCGTCGCGAACCCGCAGGCGTGCGTCGACCCCGACGTGGTGCGGTTGCGCACGAAGTTCGGCGGGAGGATTCTCGCGTGACCGGCCCCGTTCAATTGCGCGAGTACCAACAACGCGCCATCGACCAGCTTTACGCCTGGTTTGAGGCGAACCCGACCGGGCACCCGTGCCTTGTGCTGCCCACCGGCGCGGGCAAGAGTCACATCGTCGCCGCGCTCTGCCGCGACGCGCTCACGAGCTGGCCAGAGACGCGCGTCCTCATGCTTACGCACGTGAAGGAACTCATCGAGCAGAACGCGGAGAAGATGCGCCAGCATTGGCCGGGCGCCCCGATGGGCATCTACTCGGCGAGCATTGGTCGGAAGGAGCTCGGCGAGCCCATCACCTTCGCGGGCATCCAGTCGATCCGCAAGCGCGCCGCCGAGGTCGGTCACGTCGATCTCGTCATCATCGATGAGTGCCACCTGGTGAGCCACAAGGACGAGGGCGGCTACCGCACGTTCATCGGCGACCTTGCGCGGATTAACCCGGCGCTCCGCGTGGTCGGGCTAACGGCTTCACCTTGGCGCCTTGGGCACGGACTCATCACCGATGCACCGGCGCTCTTCGCTGAACTGATTGAGCCAGTAAGCATCGAAGAGCTGCTGCACAAAAAGCACCTCGCCCCGCTGCGCTCGAAGGTCACGCAGGCGAAGCTGAGCACCGACGGCGTGCACAAGCGCGGCGGCGAGTACATCGAGAGCGAGCTGCAAGCGGCGGTCGATACCGCCGACAAAAACGCCGCCGTCGTGCGCGAGGTTCTCGCGCTCGCAGGCACCCGGCGTTCGTGGCTCTTCTTCTGCTGCGGCGTCGAGCACGCGAAGCACGTTTGCGACGCCCTACAGGCCGAAGGCGTCGCTGCTGCGTGCGTGACAGGCGAGACGCCGAAGACGGAGCGTCAGCGCGTCCTAGCGGCGTTTAAGCGCGGGGAGCTGCGCGCCCTCACGAACGCGAACGTGCTCACGACGGGGTTCGACGCGCCGAACATCGACCTGATCGCGATGCTCCGCCCGACGCTCTCGCCGAGCCTGTACGTTCAGATGGCGGGGCGCGGGCTCAGGCCGAAGGCGCACACCGACCATTGTCTCGTCCTCGACTTCGCGGGCGTCGTCGCCACGCACGGCCCCATCACCGCCGTTCAGCCGCCGGACAAGGCGGGCGAAGGCGACGGCGAAGCGCCGGTGAAAGTGTGCGACGAGTGCGGGGAGCTCGTGCACCCAACGTGCCGCGTCTGCCCGTCGTGCGGCTTCGAGTTCCCGCCGCCGAAGGAGAAGAAGTTCGCGCTTCGGAACGACGACATCATGGGCGCGGAGGGCTCGGATCTCATCGTCACCGACTGGGAGTGGCGAAGGCACGTCAGCGCGTCGAGCGGTCTCGAAATGCTGCGCGTCCGCTACTACGGCAGTATCTCCGAGAAGCCCATCGACGAGTACATCACGGTGCTCCACCCCGGCTACGCTGGCGACAAGGCGCGCCGCACGCTCGCGACCATCGCGCAGAGCGCAGGCACCTCGCCTGGCTGGGCGCTGGAGAACAACATCGACGCGATCGCCGCTGCGATGAATGACGCGAACCCGCCGCGCGTGGTGACGTTCGAACGGGATGGGAAGTTCTTTCGAGTACGGAGGCGCGAATGGTGAGGCTGAAGACGATCCAAGAGTGGCGTTCGGTCGTGAATAATCCGCCGCGCTGCTGCGTGAACTGTGACAACTACGCCAGCCAATTTGGCGACTGGGAAGAAGGTGCAAAGTGCAGACTGTTCGAGCAAAGCCCGCCGCGCGAGTTCGCCGAAGCCGAAAACGAGTGCCCGGCGTGGCTTCAGCTGATCCCATTCTGAAAGTGCCCACCGAGCACGAAGAGCAACGCAACCTCGTGCGATGGTTCCGCCAGACGTACGGACTCGTCAGCAAAGGCGGCGTGCGCATCTTCGCCATTCCGAACGGCTCGCAGCGGTCGAGGACGACCGGCGCGAAACTGAAGGCCGAAGGCGTCAGCGCCGGTGTGCCGGATCTCTTCGTGCCCGCGTGGTGTCTGTGGGTCGAGATGAAGCGCGCCGAGGGCGGAAGCGTCTCCGCCGAGCAGCGCGACTGGCACGCCTACTTGCGCTCCGTCGGGCACACGGTGCTCGTTTGCCGTGGTTTTTCACACGCGCGCGAAGAAATCGAAGCCTTCGTGAAAAAGAGGTAGACGAGAGTTCTTTTCGCGCGTAGTGTCTCTCTTGTCGACGCGATTCGCGACGACGCCGCCGAACGGGCGGGGAACTGAGAAAGGCAACGACGATGGACAAGGTTACTCTTCACCGCGACGGTTCGATCACCTTCTGGTCGGTCTACAACCAGTGCTGGACGCGCGCGGTGCGCGTTTCCGACTGCGAGTTGGCCGCGATGCACGCCGACGACCGCAAGCGCTGCCAGCGCCAAATGGCGCGCTACAACGCCGCGACCGAGGCCCTCTGATGAGCCTCCTAACCTTCGCAATCGCCGACCAACTCGCCGACGACGCCTGCGGCCCCGAGTGGGGCCAGCAGCTTCGCCGCGACACGAAACGCGGGCGCATCGCCCGTGCGGCTCGCAGCGCCGCCACTGCTGCGCTTGTCTGCCACCTTGGCGACGCCGACCACGCCGCGTGGCACTACGAGGCCCCCGGCTTCGGCGAGCGCCTTGCGGCGGCGCGGAGGGTCGCCGCCGAGGCGTTTGAGGCCGAGGTCTCTTATCTGAGGAGTCACGGAGCATGAAGACGATCGAAGAACTCGAAGCGGAGCTCGAGACGGTCACGCGCGAGCGCGACAAGCTCTCGGTCCTCGTGGAGCTGAGCGACGGCTACAGGCGCGAGCGCGACGAAGCGCGCGCCAAAATCGAACGGATGACGAAAGACTGGCACACGCTCTCGCGCACGTTTGACATTCTGGAGCGTGAATATCTACGCGCAGATCGCGAGCGCGACGAAGCGCGCGCCGAGGTGGAGCGATTGACGGCAGAAGTTGAGATGCTTCGCGGCGTAGGCTGTTGCGAGTCAGACAAGCTCGATGAGCCACCATCCGGCCCGTGCGGCGTGTGCCGCAAATGCGCCTATCGCCGTGGGGCGGAGGCCATGCGCGAGGCGTGTGCGAGCGCAATGCGCCCGATCATGCGCTCCATGATCTCGCGAACCGAGGCAGCGCAAACGATCCGCGCCCTGCCGATTCCGGAGGAGCCATGATCGACCTCGACGCAATCGAGCGCCGCGCGAACGCAGCAACGCCGGGGCCGTGGACGTATCACGATGGATGCGGATACGTGGAGGTCCCGCCGTGTGGCGCGATTGAGTTCAAGCCAGGGTGGGAACGCTCGGTGCATTTCCTGGCCCGCGTTCACAACAACCACGCCGAAGGCGAGGACGGACTCGGCTTTGACGGAGCCTTCATCGCCCACGCCCGCACCGACGTGCCCGCGCTCGTTGCCGAGGTGCGAAGGCTGCGCAAACTGTTGGAGGGGGCGCCATGAAGCCATGGAAGCCGTTGCCGCAAATGCCATTCACCAGCACCATTCCAGAAATCCTCGACGCAATCGAAGGACGCTGGCCCGAAGGCCGACTTGCAAACAGCGACGCACGCGCGGACGTTCTCGCGCTCATCGCCCGCGTGCGGGAGCTGGAGGCGGAGCGCGACGCCTACGCGCGCTCTCACCTCATCCTGAAGGCCATTCACGGCGCGTTGACCGACGCGCTTCCAAACACGCCGATCCCCGCGCTCGACTCGTTCGACGTGGTGGAGATGGTGCGCAACATCGTGGCCGAGCGCGATCAAGCGCTTGCGGACTATCAAGACCTCGGCCGCGTCATGCACGAGGAGTGCTCGCGGCTGGAGGCCGAGTGCGAGCGGCTAAAGACGTTCGCTGCGCAGAACTTCTCCGCGATGATTTGCCAGGAGGTCGAGCAAATGCGCGAGTACGGCCTTAGCTACGAAGGCGTGCGCAAGGTGCTGCACGAGTACAACGACGGGGAGATCAGCTTCGGCAAGCTCATGGACCTGATTCGCGCTGCGGCCCGGGCGATGGCGGAGGACAACCAGCGTGCAGCCTCCAACCTGCTCGCCATCATCCATGGCGACGGCGGGCACTACGAGGTCAAGCACGGGACGGTCAAAGCCTGCAAGGACGCAGAGGGCGTGGTGTCCGATCTGCGCGTGGAGTTGGACGCGGCAACGTACTCACTGGAGACAAGAAAATGACCAAAGAAATCATCATCGACGGAATCAAGTACATCCCTGAGAGCGAGGCGAAGCCTGCCCGGACGGGCACCCGATGCGTTATCGTCGTCGATCGAGGATGGATCTTTGCGGGCGACGTAACCCGCGAAAACGGTCGCATCAAGGTTTCGCGAGCTGTGTGGGTATTCCGTTGGGAGTCCATCGGCTTCGCGAAACTCATCGAGACGGAGAAAGGCGACCTGCGACCAATCGCCGATGTCGATATGCCAGACGGAGCAGAGATTTTTTGCGTGCCCGTCCATGACCAGTGGGGCATCAAGTGAGGCCTGTCGGCAACGGCAACGGCAACGGCAACGGCAACGGCTACGGTGGCGGCGACGGCTACGGCTACGGCTACGGCAACGGCAACGGCTACGGTGGCGGCGACGGCTACGGCTACGGCTACGGCAACGGCAACGGCTACGGTGGCGGCGACGGCTACGGCTACGGCAACGGCTACGGCAACGGCTACGGTGGCGGCGACGGCTACGGCAACGGCGACGGCTACGGTGGCGGCGACAGCACCGTACAAAACCGTGGACGGCGCAAATGAGCGGCTACTTCACCATGACACCAAGCATCATCGACAACTGCGCAACCAACCACAACGGCGGCTCCGCCTCCGTGCGCATCACGTTCGAGGCCGGGCACACCGACGACCGGGACCGCCCCTGCTTCGACGTGCTCGTGCTCGTGGACGACGACCGCCTCGCGATGCTCACGCTGCACTACGAGGCCGCGATGGGGCTCGTGAAGGCGCTGAAGGGCGCGATGAGGGGGGATCGATGACCCTCGAAGCCCTCGGCCGCCGCGCGGTGGCGTGCAAGCATTGGCGGTGGATGCCTGGGATGTACATCCAGCCACTGGAATTTCGCGTTGTTTGGTTTGACGATTTCGCAGTCGGTGAGTGCGATCAGATTTCGTATCTCTGGGATCGGATACCAGATGCGTATCCCGACCTCTCCGACCCCGCGACGATCGGCTGCTTGCTCGCGCTGGTGCGGGAGGCGTGGAAAGGCAACGTCGCGCCGGTCTATCCCGACAGCGACGAGGCGCTGGCCAAGCTCGTCGCTGCACTGGAGGCCGCGCCATGACGATCAAAGTCTTCGCCGTCTACCCAGACGGTCGCCGTGAAGAGGTCGGCCCGGACGAGGAGGGCTTCTACCGCGCCCCGAACGACGCGCTCTACGTCGAGCACGTCGAGACGGGCTGGTACGACTTCCACGCCAAGCAGGTGGGTATCCACTGGGCCATCAGCAGGCCAAGCGGCGAGGAACCATGACCCGCGAGCACCTAACCGTCCACCAGATTCCCGGCTCCCGCACCGTCACGATCTACTGCGGGCGATGCACGGGCGCGTTGCACCTCGCGCTGCCGGTGCGCGCCGCAGAACTCATGAGCGCGATCGAACAATTCACCACGAGGCACGCCTGCTGTGACGTACCAACGAAAAGTTGAAGAACTCCCGCCGCTCGAGGTCGGGCGGCGCTACTACCGGCTGACGTGCACGAGCGTTCGCCCTACCGTCTTCGCCTGCGACTGCGGCGCCGAGGTGCGGAAGCGTAGCCTCACACACATTCGCGGCGGGATGCGCTCCTGCGGCTGCATGGCGCGCGAAGAGAAGGCCGAGCGAATGCGCCGACGCTTCGCCGAGTTGAAGCTCGTGCTCGTCGCCGAGCACGCCGCAGAGAAGCAGCGGTTCTCGACGTGGGACGTGCGCTGCCTTCGCTGCGGCGAGGCGTCGACCATCGGAGACACGCACCTGCGCTTCGGGCGCGTGCGTCGAAAGTGCAAGAAATGCCCAAGGCAGTCGACGAACTTGGAAATACGTACGGACGCTTGAGCGTCATCGAGCGCGTGCCGAGCGCAGCAGGGCGCGGCGCCGTCTGGCGAGCGCGATGCAGGTGCGGACGCGAGCGCGCGGTGCTCGGCACACTACTTCGCGCCGGTCTCGTCACGTCGTGCGGCTGCGCACTCGCGCGCGGCGCGACGAGGCGAGAGAGCAAGGAGCAGCGCGACCCCGTGCTGCTCATGATGCAGGAACGCGACGAGCTTCGGAGGCTCGTCGAATCGCTGAGAGACCAACTGAAGAAGGCCACAACATGACCGACCACGACACGATCGCCCGCATGGCGATTCGCCTTGCGCGCAGCTATCATCACGGGTGGGCTACGCGAATTCCGAAGACGCACGGCATCGCTTGGAACTGGACGACGGCGAGCGAGTACGCGAGGGGCCATCGCTCCGAGCCGCGCTTCGACCGCGACAAGGGGACCATCATCTACGACACCGGGAAGATGACGTGGAGCCTCGGCCCCGAGCGCATCGAGGTGAACGTCAGGACGCAGGGCGGCGAGGCGTGCTCCGTCGTCGCGAAGGGCGACCCGACGCCGCGCCTCGTCGTCACTGTGCCCGACCTCTCCGCGCTCGTGTCGCACGACCTGTGGAAACTCGACGTAGCCATCACCTCGCTCTGCTGCGGTCCCTGGAAGCCTCTCCACGAGCTTCCGCCGCTGCGCGTGCTCTTCGCTGCGCTGGCGATGCCCAAGACGCCCTGCGCGCTCGTATACGACCAGGACGTGGTGCGCGCGCGACTGCCCGACGACCTCGAGGCGGCGCACCCGTTCGACGAGCTCCTCGCCGAGTTCGGTCGCCGCGGCGGGTTCCGTCGCTGGGAAAAGCTCGTCGTGCGAAGGCCGCTAACGGCAAAGGAAGGCGTGTAAGATGGAGCCCATGGGAAGTTTCAGCGAGTGGAAATGCGGCGCGTGTGGCGTCGCCCGCAACGTACCGACGCGCGAGGTCGAAGCGGCGAAGAGCCGCCGCCGCCGCGCGGTCGAGTGGCCGAAGGGCTGGGCGTACCGGGCGATCGGGAACTTCGGAATGGTGGTCTGCGACCGCTGCACCGCGCGCCAAGAGGAGGCGACGCCGTGAGCATGTTCCCGACCGTGAAGCGCCTCGGCCCCGACGGCAAGCTGCACTCGACGCCGGCGGCTTACTGCGAATCCTGGCGGCGTGAACTCGCCCCGCTCGTCGAGCTCACCGGGTGGGCGATCCATTCGTTCGGCAACGGCGAAGCGAAGCTCGTCTCGCCGGACTACGAGCACACGCAGACGATTAGCGTGGAGTTCGCCGCAGCCCTGCGAGGAAAGTTGCAGAAAACTTTTCCCGCCGACGAAGACGCGCGAGAGTGAGCGCATGAAGGCACCGCGCTACACCCTCCGACCGCAAACGACGCAAACGCAACCGGCTGCACGCTACGCCGTGCGCTTCGAGCTCCCAGAGCCGCGCAAGGGGATGATTCGAGGGCTCCTTCGCGACCTTGCGATCGTCGTCGCGACCGCCGCCCTCATGATCGACAACTAGCGCGAGGTAAGCCGAAAGAGCCACGCCAGGAGCCGCACCCACCAGGGTCGCGGCTCTTCGCGCGTGAGGCCGGTGCCGATCTGCGGAAGCGGCATCGCAGGCGGTGCGATGACCGGAGCGGGCGCCTCGTCGCTCGGCCTTGGCGGCGTCACGACGGGCGTTTGAGGCACCGGCGCAGGCACCGTCGCCGCGAGGCTCACGAGCTCGTCAGCGGGGCGCGTAGGCGGCGCAACGGGCGCGGGGTCGGGCGGCATCTTGCCGTCGTATTCTTTCGCGAGGAGGCGCACGTTCCTCGCGTAGCTCGCCGCGTCGCCGGTGTAGTAACCCGCCGACCGCAGGGCGATCGCGTAGTCGTCGGCGCGCCCCGCCATCGCGAGGTGAACCGCGTTGCGGTATCGCTTGCCAAGGAGAAACGCGACGTGATGCTTCATCGCGTCGTCAAGCGTCTCGAAGGCGCGGAACTTGTTCACCGGGTGCTTCCCGCTGAAACGCAGGATGACGCGCCCGTCATCGTCGACGCCCACGCGCTCGACCCTCGTGCCCGCTGGCGCCATCGCGAGGTGACGCTCGGCGTCGGCCTCGGTGACGTGCTCGGTGGTGGTGAAGTGTTGCCAACACCCGGCCCAGCTCGACGAGCACTTCACGCCGCCGAAGTTGTAATTCATCGTGGCTTCGAAGCGCCCCGTCTCGAGGGCCATCTGCCCGAGGAGAATCATCGCGCCGGCCCGCGTCGTTTGCTCCTTGCCGAGCTGCGCTTCGAGCTGGAGGCGCAGGGCCATGTAGACTTCAACGGGCGACACGACGGTGCGCCTAGCAGGAAGCTCGCGTGCGGTCACCCTTCGAGCTCCTTGCGCAGCTTGCCGAACGCGGGCCAGTGCTTCTCGTACGCGCCGCAGATGTCGAGCATCTGCACGCGGAGCACCGGGTTCTTCGCGCACTCGTCAACGATGCGCTTTCGCGCGTCGGGCTCGCGGTCGACCATCACGGCGAGAGCAGCCACGCAGGCGTTGACCGGCGCCTCGGTGTCGTCGCTCGTGATCCAGTCGTAGATGAGCCGCGCGAGGCGAACGAACGCCTCGGCGAGAGCGACGCCCGCAGCGACCTCGCCGGAGGTCGGGAGCTGCACGAAGCCAAGTTGCCGATCGTCGCTCATCGTCGTCCTATTCGTCGAGGTGCGCCTTGCACGCGCCGTGTTCGAGCTGGCTCTTTACCCGATGCGTCGCCGTCGCGCACTCGATGAGCAGGATCGGATCGCTTGTGTCCACGCCCGCGGCAGCGCAGGCGACTTCAAGCGCGGTCGTCGCCCGATGGGCCACGACACACCGATGCGCACACCCGCCGCAAAGGAGGCAAGCGCAAGCCAGGGCGAAAGCTCGAAGAGGTCCACTCACCGCGAGCCCCCTGCGACAAGCTCCTGCACCGAGCGGATCGCCTTCGCCGGGTCGACGCCGAGGGCGCGAAGGAGGCGAATCATCGCCGCGAGGCGAGGGTGCTCCTCGCACACGACGGCCCACTGCTCCGCGGTGCGGGCGCGCAGCACGATGTTGAGCAGCGCCGAGAGAGCGGGCCAGATGAACACCGCCCACAACTCAACCTTCTCATGCATGTGGGAGCCTCGCTTCGAGCCGCGCAATCTTCTCGCCGTGAGCCTGAACGATGCGTTCGAGGCGCTCCACGTCGCGCGTTAGCGCCTTCTCGACGCGGTCCACGTCCTCGGCGACGCCGTCGAGCTTGGTCTCGATGGTCGCCAGCAGCGCGCCAACGCGCACCGCCGTAAGGGCGAATCCGGCGATCGTCGTCGCCAAGTTGAGCGCCTGCATGATCTCCATCGTCACGCCTGCGCCTGCACTTCGGCTGCGGCCTCGGTGACGACGGGCGCCGTCTGCTGCGGGGCTTCGAGCCCGAGCGCCTTGTTCACGACGGAGAGGCTTTCGCTTACTGCCACGGCTTCGTGGAGCTCGAGGGCGCCGCTCTTCTGCGCGCGCATGATGACGACGACGAGGTTCTGAAATGCTTGTTCGGTGGTCATGGGTTCAGCCTAAAACATCGGGCGAAGGTTGTCACACGCCGCAGACGGTCCAGTTGGCTCCGTTCCAGATGACGAAGCCGGCGAAGACGCCACCGCCGGCGGCGACGGCACCGAAGGCGGGAGCGACCGAGAGGTCTGTGCAGCGAGCCATCGTGCCGACGGGGCGCGACGCCGGAAGCGTCGCGAAGGTGTGCGAGCTTACGCCCGGCCCGATCGGGAGGCCGTCGCCGGAGTTAATCGGGTCAGATCCGCTGATTTGCAGATTCCCAGTATTGCTGTTGACCCAAAGGCGCGACGATTCGAGCCGAAGGATCGACGTGTTGTCGATCACCGGAAAGATCGTGACCAGCGGGAGAGCGTAGAACCGAAACGCATCGGCGAGCAGCGTCGTATCGAACCGCCCGTAGCCGGAGGCGAAGTCGAAGGCCGTCGCGCCGGTGTAGCTCGACGAGCGCCGGAGGGCGTAAACGCCGCCGTCGGGGAGGAGCTGCGTCGTCGCGTTGCTCGCGTCGATCTTCGCGCCGACGATCTGCGAGCAGTTGACGATGCGGGTGCGCACCGCCGTCGCCGTGAGCGCATAAGCATCGGAGCCCGTGCAGTCGATGGTGCAGCCGTCGAGGCTGAGGTCTTCGCAGGCGTTGCCGTAGACGCCGACGACCGAGGACGACGAGTTCTGACCGACGAAGGTGCAGCCGTAGGCGAGGCACTCGTTCGACGTGCCCGCGCCACCGTCGACGCTGAAGTGTCGCGCCGTCGCGTCCGTCGGGGTCGTGAGGAGGACGCAGCCGAAGAGGCGCACCGTGTTCGCGCCGTCTGCCACGTTGACGTTGTGCTGCACGTTCGAGCGGAAGCTCGCGCCGGTGATCGTCACGTCGTTAGGTGCCTGCGCGGGAGCGGCGCCGTCAGCCGTAACGCTGAGACCGTGACGACCGTTCGCCTCGAAGGTGCCGCCCGTGATGGTCGTGAAGTACGCCTCTTGTCCGATAAGTGCGCCGTCGAACGTGTTCGAGCGAGACCAGATGTCGGTAAGCACGTTGTGCGCGCCGCGCTGGATCTTGATGCCGTCGGAGCACTGGAGAAACTCGAGGCGCTCGAAGGCGCTCTGCGACGTGTAGTCGCAGAAGATGCCCTGCCCGGTGCCCGCCTGCCCTTGAATCGTCATGTCGGAGATGTGCACCGACACGTTGGCGATGATGGGGTTTCCGACCGACGTGATGCACGGCCCCGCGCCGTAGTTGTGAATGACCGTGTTACCGCGACCCGCGCCGCGCAGCGTCTTTCCCGCCGTGCCGTTGGCGATCTGGATCGCCCCGCTCGTTGCCGTGCCGTCGTTCGTCACGCGGTAGGCGCCCTCGGGAAAGAACACGTCGTCGGAGGCTGCGAGCGCGTTGTAGATTGCGAAGTCTACGTCGTAGAGCAGCGTTCCCGCCTGCACGTCGGCGATCTGAGCCGGCGTCATGAAGTCGAAGACGGACACCGACTCTTGCAGCTTGCCCGTGAGCGTGCGCGCGATCGAACCCGCCGAGCCTTCGGTGTACTCCACACGGTCGGCGCTGATGCTGCCCGTCGTCGACGCGAGCGGGATGCGCACCGTCGCGTTAAGCGACGAGAAAACGAGCGTGTTGTCCGACTGGTGAACCGCGACCGAGAAGTCGTCGGCGTTGACGTAGAGGCGGCACGCTGCGCCCTGGTACTGCGGGAAGCCGTTCAGCGTCCGCACGGGTTGCGCCGCCGGGATGGTGAGCGCCGCGTCGACGTAGACGGGCACCTGGTTCGCCCCCGCAGGGAGGCCCGCCGTGCCGAAGTAGAGGAAGCCACCATCGAGCGGCTGCCCGTCGCGGTCGTGGAACGTCGGGAATGGCTCGGAGACGGAAAAGGCGCTCATGGGGTCGGCTGCTCCTCGGTGGTCGTGCGTGCGGTCATCGCACCGGCAACCCGCTTCAGGATGGCGGCTTCCTCGGGGCTCCCGACCTTGGTTGACGGGAGACGTAGCAGAAGATTCCGCACCATGGGCGACTCGTAGAGGCGGGCCGCTGCGCCTGCGCCGGTAAGCGCCGCGAGGCTCCCGAGCGTGCTTCCGGTGACTTGGCCAGCCGCAAGGGCCGTGACGGCTGGAACGGCTTGCTGGCCCGAGCTGGTCATCACGCCAGCTTCAGCGGCGCGTCGCGTTGCGCCGAGCACGCGCGTGAGTCCTTCGACGCGTCGCTTGTCGTCGCCCTTGAAGAAGACGCCGAACTGAGGCCCGAGCTTGTCGATCTGAGCGACGAACTTCTCGGGGCTAAGCACGTCGTTCGTCGTCGCCTTCTCCGCGGCTTGCGCGAGGAGCGCGGCTTGCGCGTTCGCGCGTCCCGTGTCGCTGAGGTTGCGGTAAAGGAGGCGAACGTCGCTCGGCTTCGACGAGAAGAGAAGACCTCGGATCGCTTCGGGCGATTCGGTTCCCCTGTCGAGCGCCGTCTTGAGCGCCGCCGTCTTGAGTTCGCCCGTCATCGACGCGAGCTTCTTGTTCGCGTCCTGCCACTTCGCGATGTCTTGCGGCTGCCCGTTGTCACGAATGAAGGCGCTCATGTCGTCGCGAAGCGCGCCGTAGATCGACGAGAGCGACTTCTCGCCCGTCGATCGAACGCTCGCAAGCTCGGGGGCCTTGAACGACTCGCCGAGTTGCTTTCGAAGATCTTCGATGTTGGTGAGGTTCTGCCCCTGGATCGACTGCTTCCAGTCTTCGAGCCGGGCGATGACGGGTTCGAGTTCCTTCGTCTTGAGCCCACGGAGCTTCGCAATCTGCTGGTCAATCGCCGACGTTGCGCCCGGAACTGGAACGGTTCCAGCCTGCGAAAGCCGCGTGATGACTTCGCCCTTGAGCCCGGTAAGCTTTCCGAGCTCTGCGCGCCGTGTCGCTGCAAGGTCCGCCATCACGGCGTCGGAAGCCTGCGCCGCTGACGCTGCGCCGTACTCGGTGAGCACATCGCGCACCGCCTGAACCCGCGCCGTCTGCTGCGCCTCGCGAACGGGGCCAGTGCCGACGAACGGAACGCGCTCGCCTGCGGCCTGCGCTGCCTTGCCCATGAACGTGCGCGGTGGGGCCACGTCGCTCGTGAGCACGGGCACTCCGATCTTCTCGCCCTCGGCGACGATGGCGCGCTCGGCTGCCGTCGCCTTCGCTGCTGGAACGACCTGCGTGCGCGCAGCGCGAGAGCCCGCCATGCCGCCGATGAGTGCCGCGGCAGCCTGGCCACCGGCGCCGAGACCAAGCTCGGAGGCTGCTTGCGCCGCGAGGCCGGAGCCGACGCCACTCGCAAGTTGCGCGGCAGGCTGTTCGGCGAGGATGCCGCCCGCAGCCTGCGCGAGAGGAGCGGCGGTCTTCGCGAGCGCCTGGCCTGCGCCGACGCCGGTGGCCACGTCTGCCGCGCTGCCCGCCGCCGACTGAAAGAGCCGCTCGATCGCCGTGCGAGGCTCGGCGACTCCTGCGCGCGTCATGAGCTCGTTGAGCTTCTCGACGAACGGCTGATCAACGCCGAGCACCTTCGACGCGAGAAGGGCGCCGCCGCCAAGCGCCGCGCCGACGGGTGCGGCGACACCGACAAGCGGGGCCGCAAGGGCGCCAGCGCCAGCCAAGACGGCAGCAGGTGCGATGCCGCGCGAGATGGCACCACCGATGCCGGCGAGCGTCGTCTCGGGCTCTACGACCTTCCCTGCACCCTCAGGGAGCCCCGTGGGCGTGCCTGGCCGCGGCGTGACGAGCGCGGGCTCGGCTCCAGCGGGAGCGACGGCGCCGCCGCCATACTTCGTGTAACTCTCTCGAGCTCCCTCAAACGACGAGGGCGAAGGGGCTTTCGCCTGCGTCTGCGTCTCGGCGACGCTTGCAGAACGCGCCGCCCGGTATGCCTTCGCCACCGTGTCGAACTCGGGCGTGCCCTTCTTCGATGAGTTAGCGACAATCCACGCGGCGTAGTCCTCAGCGCTTGCCATCACTTGCCTCCGCGAAGAATTGCATCAGCAGCGTCGAAGACGCCAGCCGCAGGAGCCGCAGCGCCTGCGCCGCTGCTTCCCATCGACTGCATTTTTTCCATCGCCTTGCGCGTAGTCGCTTCGATGTACTCGATGTTTTTCTGAAGACGCTCGGGCGACTGCGTGAGGCTCAGGTTTGCAACAGATGCCGTGAGTTTGTCGCCCTCTTTTTCGGAAAGCGCGCCCATGCCTTTCATGTTCTTGATTTGCTGAAGGAACACTTGAGACTTCAGCGTCTCAATCGCGCTTTCGGCGTCTGCCGACGGCCCTTTGAGTGTCGGCAACTTTGCTTGAACGGGGCCTGCGATATCACCGAGAACCTTGAAGCTGCCGCCGCCCATGCCGCGAAGGGAGGACACGGTATCAAGCACTCGCTGCCCTGCGTCGAGCGCGCCAGAAGCGCCGCCTTCGCCGCGCTTCTTTGCGGCTTCAGCGAGTTCGCTTTGCGTCTGCGCGGCGAGAAGCGCGACTTGTCCCGGCTCCATCGCGTCGATGTGCTGAATGTCGCGAAGCGTTCTCTTTGCGCTTGCGTACGACGCGCCAGCAGCCGCCTTCGCTGCCGTGCCTTGCGCGCCTTTAAGCGCGATCTCAGCGTCGCGCATTTTCTGTTCGGTCGCTGCAATGATCTCGGCCGTCTTGCCCTCGGCGACGGCCTTGGCGATCTTGCCAGGGGCCATGGCTTCGCTCGTTCGCATCTCCGACTGTGCTGCGACGTTGTTGATGAAATCTTTTCCACCCGGCAACGCTGAGAGAGTCGTGCCCACGAAGAGTTCAGCCTGATCTGGGGAGATCGCTGCCATCTCGGCGGCGTTCTCGTACGCCCTCGCGTTCGCCTCGTCGCCAGCGTTGCGCGACGCTTCAGCGCGTTGACGAAGAAGCGTGTTCGCCGTCTCGCGGTCGCCGGAACGAAGCGCGCTGAACACCCGCCCGCCGAACAGGAGCTCCTGACGCTGCTGTTCTTTTGACTTCGCCTCGAAGCCCGCGCGAATGTTCTCGGCCTGCTCCTTCGGGAGTGTCGCCGTGAGCCGTTCGTAATCGTCCGCCGTGCGCAGGTTGGACGGAAGATCGTAGAACGCCTTGATCGCCGCTTGCTGGTCTGCCTGAAGCTGCGCCTTTGCGCGAAGCGCGGCGTTCTCGAGCTCCGTCTGCCGCTTCTGCGCGGAGATGAGATCGGCGCGCTCCATCATCGACGCGAGCTGAACGCCCTGCTGAAGACCGCCCGTCACCGCGGCTGCGGGGTCGGGCACGTTGAGCATGTAGCTGAAAGGCTGTGCCATGATGTTCCTCGTTCACGCCTTAGGGGCGAACGGCCCCTTGCCCATCGCACCGAGGCCGCCGAGCATACCAAGGCCACCGCCGACGCCGCCGAAGATGTTCGCCATGCCTTGCCCCTGCGCGAGCGCGGAGCCGGCTTGCGCTTGCCCGATTGCGCCAAGCTGACCCATCACGCCCTGCGCGCCCTGCTGGCCGTAGCCTGCGGCGCCGAGTGCGCTCTGCTGCCCCATGCCTGCGAGGCCGCCGAGCTGCGCCATCTGCTGCTGAATGAGCTGCGAGAGCATCGCGGGGCGGAACTGCGCGAGCGCCGCTTGCGTGTTGCCGCCACGAAGGCCGCCGGTCGCCGATGCGTTCTGAAGGATTGCGCTTTCGCCCTGCTGCACCATCGCTTGAAACTGCGGCGACGCTTCGAGCTGCGCGATCGCGGCCTGCTGCGCTTCGGGCCCACCGAGACCGAGGAGCGCCTGCTGCGCGCCGAGCGCGCCTTGCCCCGCCTGCATGTACGGAGCGAGGAGGCGCTCCATCTCGGCCTGCTGGCGACGCTGCTCGGCGATCGCAGCCTGCGACGCTTCGCGCTGAGCGCCGGAAGCCTCTTCGGCGGCGCTGGTTTGTGCGAAGTAGCTGCCGACCCCAGTGATGAGAGAACCTCCAAGGACGGAAGCTGAAATGGGATCAGGCATGTTCGAACTCCTTCAGATAGTCGTCGAGCGTCTCGCCGTAGAGGTGCATGACGAGGTGCGCTTTCGACTTGGCGACGGTTGGACCGTAGCAGAGATTCAGCACGACGAGCACCACGTCGTAGAAGCCCGCGCGCCACATGAAAGACTTGGCGTCGGCGTAGCCGCCGCGCTCCACGAAGTCGGACGCCTGCCACTTCAAGATCATCGTCGAGAGCGCCCCGCCTAGCGCGTTCGCGTGCGCGAGAAAGAACGGGTGGCAAGGCAGCGCAACGAGCGAATTCCAGATGAGCGCGTCGAGCTCCGCTCGCGGCACCGCGTCACCGTCGGCGAAGTCGTCGAACGCCTGGATCGAGCGCCACACGAGCAGGAGCCACTCGCGCGCAGGCGCTGGTAGCTCGAGGGCTTCGCGTAGCTGGTACTCCAGCGCGCTCGACGAATCGACGGCACCCATCAGTCGCCCTCAAACTCCTTCTCTTCCCACGCCTGGCACGAGCGAAGGTCGTGGCAGCAGAAGCTAAACTTCGTGCAGAATCCACGGAAGCCAGCGCCCACGTCCCACTGGTTCCACGGGATGCGCTCCATCTTGAGCTGCGTGTCCGGCGTGTTGTCGTAGTACTCGCAATTCGAGCAGCGGCGACGGCGAGCCTCGGCCTCGTCGACCTGCATCGCCTTCGCGAGACCGCGCCAGTACTCGCCATTTGCGCCGCGCTCGTTCGACGGCTGCTCGGGGCCGAGCATCCAGTCCTGAATGACCATCAGCGTGTTTTTCTTGTTCTCGCTCGTGGACGGGAACGGCTTTTCGACGGGGATTCCGAGCATCATCATGTGAACTGCACTCCGTTGCAGGAACCATAGAGGGCCGTCGCCGCGCTGCACTGCCACTGAATCAACTCGCCGGGCATGAGCAGTGCGCCGATGACCTCGGGGCAAAGATACGTCTCACCGGGGAGGATGGTCTTCGCGTCGATGCGCTCCGACGCGCCGATCGGCCCGAGCCAGATGGTGAGCGTCACGTTGTTCGCCGTCGTGTTCGTCCACGCCATGTAGTCGATGCGCGTCTTCGCCGCGGTCGACGTGTACGCGGTGCCCTTGACGTTCGGCACGAAGGCCGGAGCGATGATTTCGGAAGGGGTGACGGCCATGGCGCCTCAGATGTCGTTGGTTACGGTCAGGATGACGGAGGGGATCTCGGGGACTACACCCGCTGCGGGAAAGTGCTCCATGCGAAGCGCAACGTCGCTCACGGCGTACATGAGCTCGAAGTAGTCGCCGGGCTTCAGCTCTAGCACCCAATTCCACGCCGCGACGAGTTCCGCGTTGTTGCCCTGAATCCGCACCTGAGAGGCCGAATCGGGCACGTCCACGCCGGAGATGCGCGGCCAAATCCACATGTTGTGCGCGTTCGGGTCGGTGTTGTCGAGCTGCGCGGAGAACTGGAAGTTGTAGAACGCTCCGTCAGCGACGTAGATGCGCGAGGTGTTCACCGAGTCGCGCCAAACGGCGCGTTCTACGTCCACCGTGTCGAATGTGACGGGGTAAGCGACGTTCGGCAGCAGGGCCACCTGGTCAACGTTCGAAGAGAACGTGCCGAGCCCCTTGCGCTTCAGCGGCACGATCGGCGGCAACGTCGCACCGACCATCGCCAGCTCGGAGACGGCGTTTAAAGCGCGCTCTGCGGCCTGGGCGATGGCGAGGGCGTTTGAGGCTTCGATCGCCCCGTCTTGGGCCAATTGCGCGACGACACCGGCGAGTTTGTTGACGCCCGCGAGCGCCGCGCCGGCGTCGAACGTCACCGCGTCGAGGCCCGTCGTCTGGATCTCGTCGACCGCCGAGAAGAGCAGCTCGAATTGCCTGATCTGCTCGTGCTCGGTGAGGAACTTTGCGAGCTGGTCGCGGGTGAGGTTGAGGCGCCGAATCGCCATCACCAAGCCAGCGGTTCGAGGGCGGCTTCGAGGCGCGCGATGGGCAGATGCGCCCACGAGTCGCCGCGAAAGCGTTGAATGCGGAAGCGACGCATCGAGCCCTGGCGACGCCACGCGATGCGGTGCTGGCGAGCGCCGAAGGCGCCGACGCGAATGGTGTGGTCGACCGACCACGAGAGCCCGTCGAGGCTGTAGCTCGTCGAGATGAGCGGGTCGGTGCCGAAGGGGACGGAGCCGGGGAGCGCGATCAGCTCGAGCTCGTTGAAGATGGCGCCGTTGCCCTCGTTGAAGACGATCGGCGTCGTCAGCTCCCACCGCACGCGCTCGCCCCAGTGCGTCGAGACCGTCTGCACGAAGTGACCGAAGGCGTAACTCGACGGGTCGCCGACGCACCAACGATCGTAGGCCCAGACGAAGTTTCGCGCGCGGTACGTCGAGAGACCCTGAAGCGCGCTCGTGAGCACGAACCACACCGGGGGGCCGAGCGCCTTCGACGCCTCGCCGTCGAAGACGAGCGTGCGGTCGGGCAGGTGAACGTAAAGGAACGTGTGCGCCTTGTCGTTGCGCGCTTCGAGCTTCACGCCCGCGAGCTGCGCTTCGGAGTACGTCGCGAGGATCTCGTCGATCTCCTGCGTCGAGAGCTTGTTCGCCTGCGCGTTCCCTCCGATGTACACCGCCGGCGCTTCGTTGCGCCCGCCGCCAAGGAACGCGATCGCCTCCTGGTAGGCGCAGCAGGCGAAGGTGCCGACGCAACCCTTCATGATCTGCGCGCCTTCGATGCGCTGGAACGGAAAGCCGACGCCGCCCACGTTGTCGAAGACTTCGATCGTGTAGCGGTTGAGCGCGGTGACTTCGTTGCGCACCTTCACCAGCGCGACGACGGGGTCGGGGTCGGCCTCGCTGCTCGCGTACTTGAGCGGGCTGACGGCGAACGGGTCGTTGAGCTCCGTGACGATGAGAAACTCGCCATCCGTCGTCATGAAGTAGCCGTCGACCCAGCAGAAATCGACGACGACGCCGAGATCGGGGTCGGTCACCTGCGCGAGCGAGGAGCCGGTAAGGTAGTAGAGACGCCCGCCGGACGCGATGGCCAGACGGTCGAACGAGTAATCGAACGTGACGAGGCCGCCGGGGCCAACGTCACCGAGCTCGTTCACGATGCCGTCGGGGCCGATGCGCACGAGCTTCGAGCCCATGACGCGGTACAGGCTGCCGTTCCAGTTGATGCCGCCACGGTCGACGCCCGGCCCCACTCCGTCGCTCACGATGCCGTCGCCGGGGCGCAAGTACGCCTCGCTGATGCCCGTCGCCTTCGGCACGGGCACCATGTTCACCGGGTACGCCGTCCGAAAGTCGGGCGTCGTCGTCGTGTAGATTCCTGCGAGGAGGGGGATCGCGGCCATTTCACCACTTCACTTTGTCGGCCCAGTAGGCCGCCGACATCTTACCCTTGGCGATGTTCTTCGCGTGGCGAGCCTTGAAGGACGCGCGGCGCTTCTTGTCGGCTTCGCTCTCGCCCTTCGTCGGAGGCGAGCCGCTGACGCCCTGCTGCCCGAAGCGAATCAGCTTCTCCTTGCCACCCTCGCACGCCTTCACGACGTGCGACTTCTTCGGATGGCCCGGCGTTCGCTTCGGGCTGTTGCACTTGAGCGCGGCCTTCGTGCTGGCCATCAGTCGTTCGACGGCGCAGGGGCGACGGGAGCATCGGCCATCGGCGGCACGCTCATATCGGGAAGCGGCGGCGCAGGCGGCGCGTCGGGGACGATCTCGACGATGGTCAGGCCGAGTGCGGTCGCGGTGTAGGTGTAGAGGTAATCGTCGTCGGTGCCCCACGCGGCGTAGGCGTCGCCTGTCAAACTCAGCGCCCCGGACTGCATCTCCGCCCCATCGCTGGTCTTGAGGTGCCACCAGAAGAGCGCCGATGTTGCAGGGACAATGCTCACGTTATCGATCGTGAGCCTCGTCGAGGCCTGTGGCCATGTGGAAACGGTCTGAATAATTGCAAACATGATTACACCTGATATGCGCCAGAGACGGTAAAGGTTGAGCTGGTCGTGAGACGTGCTGCAAGCTGATTTGCAGCAGTGCCCGAGCGAGTGCGCACGAGTGCGCTGGTTGCTGACGAGCCTAACACCATAAAAAATGGACCCGCGTCGCCGGCAGCCGTCGCGTTTGCGTTCCCGACTCCAACGGTTTGATTGAACCCCGCGCCGGTCGCGGGAAGTGTAAACGAAAGATCTCCGCCCGTTGGGGCCGCGGTCACCGTGTACGAAATTTGTGCGAAGAAAAATACCATGCGACCGATGCGTGTCGCGCTCGATTGGTCGACCGTGTACGTCACGGTTCCGCCCGTCCCAAATGTAACGGTTGGCGTCCAGTCATACGACGCAACGCCCTTGTCAAGTTCCTGGTAGCTGTCGAGCGTCTGCCTGTCCCCGTTGCCCGGCGTCGCGGGGAGCTTGAGGCCGGTTCCCGCGTCGTCGCAGGTGATGGTGCCCGCCACGTCAAGACGGCTCACCGGACTCGCCGTGCCGATGCCGACGTTCTGCGACGCATCGATTGCAATCGCAAGCGATCCGCCGGTCGAAAAGCGCACCTGATTCGCCGCCGGGAAGTATATGCCGGTGTCGGTGTCGCTGCCCGTGAAGGCGGGAGCGCCTGCCGACGTGCCGGTGGCGCGGATGGCCCCCGCGCCGGTCACGTTGGAGCCGCTTACGGTCAGCGGAGAGTCACCGAGCGTCGTCCCAGTGCCGCTCCACACCGGGATCGTGCCGGGGGTGCCGGAGCCGCCGACGGGAGAGCCGAGCGGTGCGGATACTGCTTTGAGCGCCATATCAGAAGCCCTCGCCGGGGATGACCTGGAGCGAGCCGCCCGCAGCCGCCGCGATGTGCGCGAAGAACTGGTAGCCGCGCTGCTTCGTGATGGTCTTCGTCTGGCCGGGAAGGATCGTGTAATCCGCGTTGAGCGACGCGGTGAGCGAGTTCGTCTCGCCGAAGCGAATCGAGCAACGCACCGCCGAGAGGTTCGTGATCTCGACCGCCGAAGAGTTGTTCGGGAACGCCTGCACGGCGCTCGCAACGCCAGGAGCAACGAGGACGCCCTTACCGTAGTCGGGCGCGAATGGCTGGGTGTAGTAGCTCATGGGTTTGGCCTCAGATCATGTAGGTGAACGAGTAGCGAACGGACGAGTTCGCAGCGACGGTATACGCTGGCGAGGTTGCCTTCTGGAAGACCGCGCGGAAGAGCGCACCGACCCGCGCGGCGACGAGGAACCAGCTATCACCGACCGGGGAGCCGGTGACGGTGTCGACCGAGGGCGTTACCGCAGCGGGGAAGTTGTCGAAATAATCGGTCGCCGACGTGAAGGTGAGCGTCGAGGCCGCCGCGGTCGTGATCGTGATCTCCGTCGTCACCTGATTGCCCGTGCGCTGATAGCGCCCCGAGAACGTAACGGTGCCAGCCACGCCCGCGCCGTTGTAGACCGGCGTGAAGGTGCCCTCGTCGTAGGCGTCGAGCGTGTTCGGGTCAGGGTTGCCAGGCGTTGCCGGGAGCTTGATTCCCTGCCCCGTGCCGCCGGCGATGAAGCTCGTGTTGTTCGTCGCGAGCTGCACGTTGCCCGTCGGCGAGATGAAGAGGCGATCGCCAACGATGCCGCTTGCGCACGTCGAGAACGTCAGCGAGCTCGAGCGAGCCGCCGCCCAGTTGGATTGCGCGTCGAACTGAATGCGCCCGGCCTCGAAGAAGCCCGTGCCGTCGTGCGCGCGCGAGATGACCGCGCCGAGGTCGTCGCCGGAGAGGACCGCCGCGGGGGTGAGCAGCGTTCCGCGCGCGATGTTGGAGCGGAAGCCTGCGGTGCCCGTCGTGCCGTCGGTGTAGTTTGACGCCTCGAAGAGCGCCGTGCGGGGCGCCGTGCTCGCCGCGTTGCAGACGGACATCGCCGTGTCTGCGTCCGTCTGAATGTTGAACTGATTTCCGTACACCGCAAGTTTGAGCCCGGGGAGGATGTTGCCGCCGATCGAGACCTCGGTGCCGTTGTCGCGCACGATCGAGTTGGCGAGCGTCGTTGGCGCCGTCCACTTTGGGAGGAAGTTCACCGTGCCCGAACCAACGCTCGACGGCTTCTCGATGGTATACCAAGCGACGGAGAGCACGTCGTAGCGCAGCGTCAGCGAGGCGCCGGCCTGGATGCCCGTAGGGGCGCCGTTCACCGCCGTCGCGCCGTTGAGCGTGAACGTGAGCGCGGTAACCTCCTGCGAGGTGAAGAGCACGATTTCTTGACCGTCTGCCGCGCTCGCCGCGGGCGGGAGGACGATCGTACCCGTGGCCATCGTGCCCGTCGGCGTCAGTAGCACGAAGAGCGAGTTCGCGCCGGTCGGCAGCGTGAGCGTGAAGCCCGAGAGCGTCGGCGACGCGGTGACGCGCTCGAAGGCCGGAGACATCCACGCCTGCTCGATGTACGTGAGCAGCGTCGAGATCGACGCCTTGCGCGCGTCACCGTTGCTTGCGGAGTATACCGGGATCTGGTCGGAGCCCGAGAGCGTGTTGAGTTGCGCGAGCTGATTGATCGTTGGCATCGTAGACCCTTACTCGAAATCGATCGGCGCGTCGTTGCCCGCGAGGAGCGGGTCGACGGGCTGCGGAAGAAACGGGCTGCCCTGCCACTGCCAGGGCTTGTTTCCGGCGCCTGCGGGCATCGTGCTCGGGTATTGCTGCTCTTGCGGCATCGCGGCGCGAACGAGGATCGTGTTGTAGGCTTCGCGCGCGGTCGCCATCGTCGCGGGCAGCACTTGCTTGCCGTAGCTCGGGGCGATGCGGCACGCGAGGTTGCACACGATCGCCTCGTTCGCGCGGTCGGGCACGCCGGTCTGCGAGTCGAGGTCGCTCTGCTGAGGCGAGAGCGGAAGCGGGTAGCCGAGACGGATGCCGCGCTCGTTCCACTCGGCCATCATGCCGTCGAGGCGACGCAGCGCCGTCTGAAGGTCTTGCGGCGTCGAGTTGAAGACGTAGTCGGCGAGGCCGATCTCGGTCAGCGCCGCCTCGATGTACTGCCGCTTCGTGTAGCCCATAGGTTAGCCCTTCAGCGCTTCGTCGATGCGCTCGCCAAGCGTCTTGTCGCTCCAACGCTTGTCGATCTTGATGCCGAGCTCCGCGGCCTTCGCTTCGAGCTCCGCGCGCGTCGGCGGCGCGTCGTCGTCGACGGTTACCGGAAGGTCGTCGGCTACGGGCGCAGCAATCTCGGGCGCGTCAGCAGCGGCGACGGGCACGGGAGGCTGAGCGGGCTTCGGCGCGAGAACGTCGGCCTTGCTCGTGCTCCAGCCTTCGGCGACGCGCTTTGCGACGAGGTGCGGGGCTTCGTTGCGGTACTCGAGGCCGTGCTTGGTCTTGCGGTAGACGAGGGGCATTTCACTTCCCCTTCTTCGCGGACTTCGCCTTGCGCGCCGTCGAAAGCGCGACCGCGACCGCCTGCTTCTGCGGCTTGCCTGCCTTCATCTCCGTCTTGATGTTCTTCGAGACGGAGCCCTTCGAGTATCCTTTGACGAGCGGCATGGCGTGCACGGTAGCACGCGCAAGAGAAAAAAGAAGGAGCGACCGAAGCCGCTCCTCCTTTCTCGATTCAGTGGTAGCCCACCTCTCGAATCAGTTGGAAATCACTGGTCGAAAAGTAGCACGCCGCACATCTCGGTATTGAGAACCGCCGTGCCGAAGAGCACGTCGACGCGGTACTCGGTGAGGCTCGAGAGCAGGTTGAACTGCTTCTGCATCACGACCTCGATGCCCTGGTCGGTCGACGCGCGCATGACGGCGACACCGGCGTTCTCCGGGATCGCGAGGCGACCGGGGAGGAGCTCGATCGCCGACCGGTGCCAGAAGCAATTGAGGTCGGCGGTCGCGGTGTTGAGGAACGTGATGTCGGCGGCAGCGAGGCCGACGCCAGCGCGCTCGCAGTTCTTGTACTGCTTCTCGGCCTCGGTCGTGCCGACGCCCGACGCGCTCATGATCGGCGGGGTGATCACGATGTTGTTACCGCCCGGCTTCGAGACGACGCGGAACGTCTTCGGCTGACCGGTCGGCTGCTTGGTGATGAGATGAACCGCCTCGATGCCCTCGATGCTGAAGGCGTCGCCCACGTTGAAGAGGGCAGCGTTGCTCACCGCGACCGTCTGGAAGCGGTTGTCAACGTTGAGGATGCCCGCGACGCTCGTGTCGGTCGCCTTCGGAACGTAGTTCGCGATGGTGCCCGTGCCGCCGGTCGTGTCGATGGTCGCCGCGCCGACCGCCGTCGTGTTGCCGGTGAGGCGAAGCGCGTAATCCTGCTTGTAGGTGTCGAAGCTCGACACCATGCCGACGAACGCGCGCTCGAACGCCTTGTCGGATCGGTTGTTCGCGCCGAAGGAGCGCGCCATCGTGCCGATAGAGCCGGCAACGTTGCCCGCGAGGCCGTTGTAGCTGCGCGAGGAGAGCGAGAGGTAACGCATGTCACCGGGGACGCCCGTCTCGTTCATGAGCGAGTCGCAAAGCGCGATGTCGTCGAACGAGCCAGCGGGGCCGCCGGTCGTGACGACGAGCGAGCCGAGCGAGGTCGCAGACTGCATGAGCGCCACGTTGATGTCGGAGGCAAGCTTCTGGTTCGCGCCCTGAGCGAGACGGCCTTCCTGAAGCGCGTCGCGGAGCTCGACGGAGGTCATACCCCAAGCCGAGGTCTTGAGGTTCGTGATGCTCGCGGGCACCGTGAGCTGCGTCTTGTCCGAGATGGTGATCGCGACGCCGGGCGTGCTCGTGACCGAGGTCATGATGTACGGCTGCGGGCGCCACACGGTGCCGTAGTTCGGCGAGACGCTCGACGGCATCGCGGTCGTGCGGGCCGCGTCGGTCTGGTTGTAGTTGTAGATCGAGACGTTGCGGCTCATCACGAGCGCGTCATTGAAGCCCTCGAGGAGCTGCTCGAAAGCGACCTTCTCTTCTTTGGAAAATGCGTTGGCCATTGTCGTATTCCTTGAACTGTACGTCGTTTGACGTTGAAATTACTTCGTCTGCGCTTGTGCCTTCAACTTCGCCTTGTAGGCGATGACCTTCGTGAGATCTCCGGTCTTGTCGGCCTCTTCGCGCAGGCGTTCGAGAACTTGGTCGTGAGAGCCGCCCGCGAGGCGAGTCGTCGACTTGACGACGGTTTCCGGGGCGGCGGCGGGTTTGCGTGGGTTCACTTTCAACTGCGTCTCCAGCTTGGCGATCGCGAAGGCGAACTTCACGGGGTCACTGATGGCGGCGAGCTCCTTGAGCTTGGCCGGGTCTTTTCCGATGGCGTAGGTGACGAGTGCAGGGTTTTCGGCGCCGCTGACAATGATGCCCTGCTGCGTGACGTTAAGCGACTCGGTGACGCTTGCTTCGGCGTCCTCGTAGTCGCGCACGCGGAGGGAGGCTTTCGCCTTCCCGTAGGCGTCGAGGCGTGCCTGCCATGCCTGCTTCTGCTGCTCTTCGGCCTGCTTCTGCTTCGCGGCGTGCTCGTCAGCTTGCCGCTTCCGCTCGAACCATGCCGCGAGAGCTGCTTCGAACTTCTCGGCGTCGTAATCGTGATCCTCGAGCTTGGGTTTCGCGCCGAGCGCAGGCGGCTTGGTCTCGTCCTGCTGCGGCGTCTGCACCTTCGCTCGAAGCTCGCGCACCTCGCGCTGAAGCTCCCTCTCTCGTCGCCGGAGTTCGCGCACCCACGCGGGGGCGGCTTGCTTCGGCTCCTCGGCCTGCGCCGGCTTGTCGCCGATGCTGACCTCGACCTCATCCTCGATCGCGTCCTCGTCTGCCGCTTCGGCCTCCGGCGTTGTCTCGTCGGCCTGCGGTGCCTCGGGCGTCTCGCCCTCGGGCGTCTCGGTTGCGGTCGTCTCTTCGGTCGTCTCCTCGGTGTCTTCCATCGTGCCCTCTGCTCGGCGATAGGCTCGCCGGGTGCCTTACGACTGCGGGGCGGGTCGCGCGGTAGTGGCTCGCGCTATCGCTTCGGCAGTCTTGATAGCCTGATCCTGTGCGGAAATGTTGACGCTTGCAAGCGTCTTGACCGTTTCGGCCTTCGTCTTCTCGCTGTTAGCGAGCGCGAGCGCCGTGTCGGCCTGAGCCTTCATCGCCTTCGCTTGCGCCTCTTGCGCGGCGGCTTGCAGGTAGAGCGCTTGCGGGTCGGGCTGCGCGTTTGCGGCGGCAGCCGCCATCTGCTGCGCCTCTTCCTCGGTCGGCTGAATCGCGCCCATCTGCACGAGCTTCTTGCGGAAGAACGCGCGCACGTCGGAGATGCCCTCGCCCTCGATGTTCATCATCGCGATGGATTCGAGGACGGCCTTCGTCTGCGGGTCGGAGGCCACCGCGATAAGCGGCGTGAGCGTGCGCACCGTCGCGCTGCGCTTGCTCTGCGACGACGGCCCGACCTCGACGCTCACGTCGAAGCGTGCGCGCGATAGGTCGTTCGCCATCTCGACGGCGCCCGTCTCGCCGATGGTCGGCTGGAGGAGCTCGACGGCGGACGCGCCGCCCTCGGCGTCGACGGTCTTCATCGACCGCCCCTCTTCGACGTAGACCTCGCGCGCCATGCCGAGCCACACCTCGCCGCAACGCTTCATCGCCTTCGAGAAGTTGCTCACGTAAATGAACGTCTGCATGTCGAGCCGCTGCTGAACGGCGGCGATCGCCTCGGCTGCGACGTTCGCGCGCACCTGCTCGCCCGCCTCAGCGTTACCGAGCACGTCTTTCATGTCCTGCTCGGCGATCTGAATCAGCGCCGCGAGCGCGGGCGGAACCTGCGGCGGCTTCGTGTAGCCGAGCGGCCCGCTGAGCGCCTGCGAGCCGTCGGGGTTCGTCAGGCGGTTCAAGAGCAGGTACGGGAAGTTGCGCAGGTTGTCCTGCTCCCACATCCACTGGTGACCGGCGACCTGCTCGGGGTCGAAGAGCGGCTTCTCGACCGACGAGAGCGCGGAGATCTCGGCGAGCTTCGAACGCTGCATGTTCGCGATGCGCTGCGCGTCTTTCGCGAGGCGAACGTGCCCCATGCACCGCTCGATGTTGTCGACGAACCAGCGCTTGCCGTACGTGACGATGATCGGAATGTTCGGTCCCGCGATGAGGCCGAAGTCTTCGAGCACGCGACCGCCGGAGAGGAGGTACTTGTGCACGCGGCGCGTCTTGCGACGCTTCGACGGGAGCTCGACGGCGCCGGTCGAAGCGAGCATCTGTTCGAGCGACTCGTCCTCGTCGAAGTCGGCGCGGGTGTACGTCTGCTCCGAGCCGTCGAGTAGACGGAAGACGCGCAGCGTCTCCGTGCGTTCCTCGACGCGGTAGTATTCCGCGATGTACACCACGTCAGGCGAGCACCAGTCGAAGAACGTGTCGTAGATTTGCTTCGGCCAGCTCGTCGGGTCGTCGTCGAACTGCGCGATGTACTCCTCGGGCGTCATCGACGAGATGACGAAGCAGTACTTCGCATCGCTCTTGTCGTACCGCTTCGAGTCGAGGTCGAAGAACACGCTCGTGTCCGCGTCGAAGATCGGCTCGATGCGTATGCGTTGTTTTTCGTTCTCCGGGTCGAGCTCGTCTTCGAGCACCGTGCGAAGGCGCCAGGCTCCCATCCCGCCGCCGACGGCTTCCTCGAACGCGTTGTCGTACGCTTCATCCGCCACCGAGTCTTGCTCGTCGGCGCGATACAGTCCGTCGCAGAGGTCGGCGAGCTTGTCGGCCTCGCGTCCGTCCTTCGGCACGTAGTCGACCGTGATGCGGTTCGCGCGATACTCGTTGATGATGCGCATCACGGAGAGCGCGACCTTGTTCACCTCGAGGCGCGGCCTGTTCTCGAACTGCTTTTGCAGCGGCCCCTCCCACTGCGCGCCCGCGATCGAGTAGAAGCGCCGGTCGTCGAGGCACTGCTGCCGCTCGTCCTGCAGGGCGAACTGGATCGTGTTGAAGCGGCGCAGGGCCTCGTCGTGGATGCGTGCGAGCTTCGCTTCTTTCGTCTCGGCCATGTCTCCCCCGTATCACCGACGCCAAGCGTGCGCCACGGGTTGCGGCGGCTGGAGTTGCACGGGCTTCGCCGCTTGCACCCGGCGCGCGCCCTCGCAGGCGTAGCGCAGGGCGTCGATCACATGGTTATCGCGGTCGTCGAGCACCGGAAGGACGGCGCCCGTCAGCGGGTCGGCCTTGTAGCTGTACAGCGTCAGCTCGTCGATGAGGTGCACGCAGCGCGGGTGAACCACGATGTCGTGCGACTTCAGCCACTCGACGCCCTCTTCGAGCGACCACGGCCCCTTCACCGCGGGCATGATCTTCGGGAAGCCATGCTTGCGCATGTGCGCGATGGTCTCGGGGCGCGCCGAGTCGGCGACGATGGGCCACGTCTCCGAGCCTGGCACCGTGAGGAACAGCGCTGGCGTGTCGACGATCTCGACGCCGACGCCGTACGCCTCGTGGTCGACGTAGAGCGTCCGGCCTTCGACGTAACAGCGCACGAGCACCGTCGGATCGACCGCGAAGCCCCAGTCGGCGCCGAAGCGGAACACCGCATCGCGCGGGGCCTCGAACTCCTCGACGCGCCAATTCTTGAAGACCCGGCGCTCCGAGTTGCGCAGGTACTCGCCTTCCCAGACGTGGCGGAACTTGTCGGGGTCGCGCTTGCGGTCGTACTCGAGCTCCGCGCGGAGGACCTCGGGGAACCAGGGGTTCGCGTCGTAATTCACTGTGACGAGCTTCGAGCGCGGCGGCATCGTCTCGCCTGAGAACATCGCGTCGACGGGATCGGTTGCGGCCTTCGGGTTCCAGCTGAAGATCAGCTGCGAGCCCGGCTGTCGGATCGTCGGGATAAGCACGTCGAGGCTCGCCTGCGAGACGCTCTGCGCCTCTTCGATCCAGCAGATGGTAATGCCTTCCATCGACTTCACCGAGTCGACGTTCGTTCGAAGGCCAGCGAAGAGAAAGAGCGACCCGTTCGCCCCGCGAATCTCCGTGTCGGTCGACGTGAAAAACGCGCGAAGGCCCGCGCGCTCGATCTCGTCGTCGAGTAGGCGCTTCACCGAATCCTTGATCGACTTCTGGATCTCGCGCGCGCAAAGGATGCGGTGCGGCTTCTGCGCAGCGCGGAGCACGAGCGCCGTCGCGATGCTGCGCGACTTGCCGCCGCCGCGACCGCCACGCACGGCGATGTTGCGCGGCTCCTCGTCGAAGAGCACCGAAGCCCAGTCGGGCAAGCTAACGGAGCCGCTCACCGCTTCGCCCCGCGTCGCTGGCGCCAGGATGGGCCGTAAACGCGTCGCGTCGCCAGATGCGTCACTTGTCCCCCGGCTTCACGAAAGACACCGTGACGGCTGCCTGGAGCGGCGCGGAAGCGTCGCCCGCGACCTCGAGCCGCTCGCCGTACTTGCGAGGTGCGAGCTTGCTCAAGAGCCACTTCCGCGTGTCGACCTGGAGCCGATGCTTCTGAATCCAGCCGGAGTCGACCTTCCCGTCGGGGCCAAGCGGAGGCGGCTCGTCGGCGATGTCGGCGAGCTCTTGCGCCATGCGTTCGACGAGCGTTTCCCTCGCGCGCGTGTACTTGACGGCAAGCTGCGGGTCCGTCGCAACCCATTCGGTCCAAGTGCCCCAAGGAACGCCCGCGGCCTGCGTCGCCTTGTACGCAGAGAGACCCTTCGCCATGCCGTCGAGGACGGCCTGCTTTTGCGTCTCCAGCTGCTCCGGTGTGCGACGCTTGCTCACAGGCGCCTTTCCATCTTTGCCGTTGGACTTCTTCATCTCATGCCCTCTGCGTCAAACCGTAACACGGACCAGTTTCGCGCGCATCGTCGAGGGTACCTTTGGTACCTCCCCTATAGGGGAGGAGGTACCATCTGGTACCCATCTAGACGCCTTTGCCACCCCGTACCTAGGTACCATCAGGTACCCATCAGGTACCATCTGGTACCACTCCTCTCAACGCAATGAGCAACCCACTTGCGTTTACATTATCGCACACAATCCACCCGTGTTCATGCTCCGCGATGATGCCGGAATCAGTCAGCGACTGAATGAACTTCCCTCCGCTCGGCTTCATCGCCTGCCTGATGTAGCTCTCGCTCTTCTTGTTCTTCATCATGTGCTCACGCAGGGCAGAGCGCGAGAGATACGGAACTCCGTTGCGAAGCTCGCAGCCTGAATCCCACCAAGCGCGCTCGAAGCTGGAGCGCGACTCTGCGAGCTTGCCGTCGACTTTGATTTTGGGCATGGGCTCATCGCCCGCCACAATGACGGCACTCGTCACCGGCTGACCATCCTCGTCGAGCCACCCCGTGATTTCGACCTGGTGAAGCTCGACGTGCATCGGCTTCGCCAGTTCGGCGTCCTTGCTCTTGCGCTGCACGATCTCAATGGGGCCGTCGCCCTTCGGCGGAACGACGCTGATCTCGATGTCGAGCGCACCGCGCCACGCCGAGCTACCTCGAGCCCGGTGCTGCGCCTCATCGGAGACGCCGGTGTGGTGCACGAGCACGACGGAGCAAGCGAACTCGGCCATGAGGCGCGCGCAGGCGTCGAGCATCGTCTTCGCGTCCTGGGCGCTGTTCTCGTCGCCGCGAAGGAAGCGGTGCAGCGTGTCGACGATGATGACGCGCGGAAGCACCTTCAGCGCCCGGATGGCGTCGGCTACGCGCTGGTAGCCCTCCGGCGTGTTGAGGTCGCACCCGGCCTTTGAGAGCCACATATCAAGACGCTTCGCGCCGTGGTGCTGCTTCCAGGCCGCGACGCGGCTGCGAAGGCCGTGGTGCCCCTCTCCGGCGAGGTAGACGACGGGGCCGGGACGAACCTTCGCGCCGTGCCAGTCGTCGATTCCCGCCGCCATCCTGAGCGCCCAATCGAGCACGACGAAGGTCTTCCCGCCGCCGCTTGGGCCATGGACCATGATGAGCGCGTCGGCCTGCCACCAGCCCTTGACGAGCCACGCAATCGGAGCGGGCTTCGAGGCGAAGTCGTCGGCGGGAATCAGCCACTCATCGCGGGCGGGTGCAAGCAGCGAGGCGAGGTCGTGACCCGCGGCGCGGTAGTCGTTCGCGTCGCCGAGCTCCGGCGGGATGATGACCCGCGCCCCGTGCTTCGCCGATGCCTGCTCGGCGTACCGCTGCCCCACTCCCCCCGCGTCGTTGTCGGCCACGATGACGATCTCCGCAAAGGCGCCGAGCTTCTCGCGCCAGATTCCGACAACGGGCACGAGGTTGCTCGCGCTGTACGCCACGACGACGGGGCGACCGCTCACCTCGTGCACGGTGGCAGCGGTGGCGAAGCCCTCGGCGACGTAGAGCGGCCCCGGCTCGTCGAGCGTGCCGAGCATGTTGAAGCGCCCGCCGACGGCGCCGCCGGGGTGGTAGAGCTTGCCGCCCGCGTGGTCGATGTACTGGAGCGACGAGAGCGACCCCTCACCGTCGTAGAGCGGAGCGACGAGTCGACCGTCGGAGGTGATGCGAAGGCCGTGCGCCCGGATGCCCTTCCGGGTCAGGTACGGGTGCGCATCGTCGGCACCTGCGCAGCTCGCCCAGATGGAATCCACCATGTCGGCGGCGATGGCTTGCGCCCGCTCGCGCTCCGCGTCCCTCGCCTTCTGCGCCTCGCGAATCCGGTTCGCGTACGCCATGTGGTCAGCGTCCGTGAGCTCGCGCCCGGCCTCCGCTCGCCAAGGCACGTCGAGCCCCGTGCGCCAGTCACCGAAGCGCCCCGCCGGGATGCCGTCGGGGAAGAAGACGTACCAGCCCGACTTGTCGCGCTTCTTGTCGGTCGAGAAGCGGTGCACCTTCCCATCGAAGTGCAACTGCGGCGGCGGTTCGATGCCTGCCGCACGCATCGCGTCTGCCGCTTGCACGTCCGGCGCCTCCGGCTGGCGAAGCGGAACGACGTTGGTCGGCACGAACGGCTGGCCGCCGAAGTAGCGTGTTAGGTCAGCCATTTTGCACCTTCTTGTGCACGATCTCTTCGTAGAAGCAAATGCGGAGACATTTGCCCACGAGTTCGTCGAGGTTGACGATGCGCGTCATGCCAATCGAGCGACAAAGACCAGCAAGCGACGTGCGCCCATCAGACTGTTTCTTTTCGTCGTCACTTTTAACGACGTAACAAACGCTAGCAAACTTCCCCGTTTCAAAAAGCTTGTAGGTCACCACGGCGACTTGCCCAACACCAACCCTCTTGATTAGCTCTGCCTCCACAATTTCAGCCATGTAGCATCCGGTCGCCGGCTTTACGCTCTGCATCAGGTAGCGCGACAACGCATCGATCGTTTCTGGTCTCGGGCTGTCGTTCTTCCCGTCCCGAATCCTGGCGATGCTGTTCGGGTGAAGCCCGGTCGCTTCGGCCACCACGTCGAGCCTTCGGTCGGCAAGGGCGCTGCGAATCTCTTTTAGTGTCAGCATCTTACATGTCTCCTGTCGTTTTTTTAACGACTCAGTGTTGACAACATAGCGCGACAAAGCTAGAACGTCAA